AGACAAACAATTAGAGTCCGTTGATGTAAGTCACATCGGAAGTGCAAGTAAAACTTTTACTTCAGCACAAGAGTCCTGGTCTTCAACTATGGAAGTCAGTTATGACCAAGATGACACAGCACAAGCAAAACTCTTAGAGCGTTCAGCAGGGGCATCAACACCAATTTATGTTTCATATTTTTATGAAGGTGCTACAGTTGGTGATAAATATCTTACAGGTCAAGGTTTTTTAACAGGCATTTCATGGTCTCAAGAACCAAACGGAGTCATCACAGCTAGTGTTTCTATCCAAGGCACAGGCGCATTAACAGAAGATACTGCATAATATAATGAATATGTCAGAACGGCTTAAAGCCATGCAACAAGACAGAGAGAAATTCCCGTTGACATTGCCAGGATTAGGTGAAGGCGAAGATAAAGACCTTCATTGTTTTTTTAATAAATTAACTGTTCGAGATGATGAAAAACTTAGAAAACGTCACAAAAACTTTTATAAAGATTTGACTGATGGGGATGTTCCATCATTTTCAGCGATGATTGATTTAATGCTAATTAAATTAATTGATGATGAAGGTTCTAAAATCTTTCAAGAGGGCGATAGAATGTTCTTAAATGGATTAGATGTTGGATACGTAACAAAGGTAGCAACTCACATGATGCCAAATTTGTTTGATTCTGATTCAGTGGAGACAGCAGAGGGAAACTCCAAAGCGGTTGGTTAATGAGTCAATATGTCGTAGCTGACCGCCTACACACTACAATCGACACAATCAAAAATATGTCTATCCATGAATTTAATCATTGGGTTGCATATCTCACTTTAGAACAAAAGAGAATCAAACAAAATGAGCGTATTACAAAATAAAATTGTTGCAGTAGATAAAACAAAGCACGCCTTTGCTAGTTTTAAAGGTTCAATAAGAACCTCAACAGGAGCAATGAAAGGCTTAGGTGCAAGTATTGTTGGTTTTATTGGTATAGCTTCTTTAATGCGCCTAAAGGAGATGACTAAAGATGCTTTAGATTTTGGCACTAATATTCAAATCACGGCAAACAAAATTGGTGTGACAACCAAAGAATTGCAATCGTTTCGATTAGCAGGTCAACAATTTGCAGGAATAACTGGTCGTACCCTAGACATGGGCTTGCAAAGATTTTCAAGACGTTTGGGAGAGGCTAACCAGGACACAGGCGAGCTAAAGGGCACACTGGCACTGTTGGGCATTAACACAAAAGATGCAAATGGAAATATCCGAAGTGTAACTGATGTTTTAATGGATTATGCAGACGGCATTGCAAATGCTTCAAGTTCATCAGAGCAACTAAGATTGGCTTTTAAAGGCTTTGATTCTGAAGGTGCTGTATTAGTTGAATTATTTAAAAACGGTTCGACAGAAATGCGAAAGTTTATTAAAGAATCGCAAACGACTGGTGCAATCATGTCAGATGTTGTTTCTAAGAAAGCTCAAAAATTAAATGATGTTATGGCCTTACAATCACAAATAATAAAAACCCAAGTTACAGAGGCTTTTGTTAATCTTGGAGGTGTTTTGGTTGGAATTACCACTTTGACAGGTGCAGTTGCCAAAAAATTTAATGAATTTTTTACACCTGATTCTGTAAAAGCACAAAAAGATGCTGAACAACAAGGTCTAAGCATGTTGGAAACTTTTCAAAAAATACAAGATTTAGAAAATGAATCATCAGGCATTAAAACTAATTCTGGTCTATTAAGTGGTAGACAGGTCGAAATTGAAAAAATAATTGTCGGTTTAAGGGCTTATGTTGACGCTAATTTTAAAGTTCAACAATCTTTGGCAAAAACAGAACAAGCATCAAGAAGCTTTGGCAAAGGCTTTTCTGAAGGCATAGAAGGTATGAAACTTCCAACATTAGCTGAAGAAGGTCAGAAGTTTGCTGTTAGTTTTCAAACAGGTCTATCAGGTGCATTTGATAGTATTATAGATGGTACAAAATCTGTTGGTGAATCTTTGAAAGACCTTGGAAAAACTTTATTAAAGCAAGCCATTAAAATGATGATTTTTCGAACAATTATTAGTCCTCTTACTAAAGGCTTTGGTAGTTTGTTTGGTGGTTCACCAGTTCCTGGTTTACCTCAAAAAGCTCTTGGTGGATCTATAAGTAAAAATAAACCATCTATTGTTGGTGAAAGAGGTGCGGAAATCTTTGTTCCTCATTCTTCAGGAAGTATTATTCCAAACAATAAGCTTGGCGGAGGCGGTGTAACTGTTGTGCAAAATATAAGTCTCTCAGGTGATGTTTCAGCGCAAATTAGAACTCAAGTGATGTCAATGCTTCCAGGCATAGCAAATGCTTCAAGGGGAGCTGTATTAGAAGCACAACGCAGAGGTCAACCCGCATGAGCATAACTTATCCAATTTCAGTTCCAAACTATACATCTTTTTCAAATGTCCAACTTGTTGCAAAAAATACAGTTGGCATGACCTCATCACCCTTTACTCAACAGCAAAAGGTTTATAAATGGGCTTCAGGAGAATATTGGGAATGTGACATTGGAATAAAAGCGATGACAAGAGCTCAATTTGAGGATTTTTCAACTTTTATTATTAAACTCAAAGGTATGTTTGGCACATTTAGTCTTTCGCCAGATCCCAATGGCCGAACTGTTCGTGGTTCTGCATCTTCAACACCTGGTAGCCCACAAATAAATGGAGCTCAAAATTCCAATTCCAATTCTATTGATATTACAGGCGCACCTGCTTCTGCAACTGGCTATCTTCTTTCAGGAGACTATATTCAAATAGGAACTCAACTTTTAAAAGTATTAGAAGATGTAAACACTAACGGAAGTGGTGATGTTAGTGGTGTTAATGTCTTTCCGCAAATAAGAACTGCATTGAGTGGTTCTGAACCAATTATTGTTCAAAATGCCGTTGGTATTTTTAGACTCGCTGACAATAATACAACCTGGAATATTTCAACTGCGAGCATATATGGGATCAGCTTTAGTGCTGTTGAATCAATATGAGAAAATTTATAGAAGATCTATTAAGGCTTTTAGGACTATTAAAAGAAAAACCAAAACCTAAAGCAAAGAAAAAACCAAAGAAAAAAACCAAAAAAACAACTAAGAAGAATTAATTATGCCAAAAAATATTAATTTTAATGTTACAGATGACACTTTAGAGCCTTTTTATGCTGTAGAATTACTGTTTGGTAACATAACACAACAGGTTGACGTTACTGTTTTTGCAGGTGGATCAGGAAATGATTATTCAATCAACCAAGTTCCTAATTATGATGGTTTGGTGTTGGGTCGAGGAAACACTATAAACTTTGATCAAAGTGATTCAAGTAACTCAGGCCATCCTTTCAGACTTTCTTTAACTGCAGACGGAACTCATGGCGGTGGTGTTGAGTATACAAGTGGGGTCTCAATTAGTGGGATTCCTGGACAATCAGGAGCGAAAACTCAATTAATTGTCGATGCCTCATTAAGCCAGGGCGATATATTATATTATTATTGCTCAAACCATTCAGGAATGGGTGGATCTATTGCAATTTCTAATTCAGAGCAACGCTTGTGGACAGGATTTGGAGAAATTACTATTGGTGGCGATATTTATTATGGAACAGGTGATTTAGGTGCAGTTAGTGATATTGTTGAAGTAAATACTGTAGAATCAAGGGGATTAAATGTTTCTTTGTCAGGAATACCAAGTAATTTAATTGCAGATGCTTTATTGCAAGATTATCAAGGCCAAGTTGCTAGAATTTATTTTGGAACACTATCAAATGGGCAATTAACTGTTCAACCTTATTTATTCTTTTCAGGTTATATGGATGTAATGAACATAATTGTTACAGGAGAAACAAGCAGTATTGATATCTCATTGGAAAATAGAATAGCGGACCTTTTAAGGACAAAAGTTACTCGGTATACAAATGAAGATCAGCTCGCAGTTTTCCCAGGAGATACAAGTTTAAGATTTGTCGATTCAATACAATCTGATAAAGAAATTCTTTGGGGTGTTCCTACTGACATTGTTGGTCGAGTTTACAAAGTTCCTACACAAGAAGAATTAGCCGATCAAGTAAAGAACATGACTTTACCATTTTAATGACTGATTTAGATAAATTTATTGAAGAAAAGGTAAATCAACCTTTTGTTTGGGGTGAAAATGATTGCATAACTTTTTGTATGGATGCAATTAAAGTATGTACTGGCATTGACCACATGAAACTTGAAAATGTAAGAACCTGGAACACACCTCAAAGCGCAAAAAAAACTTTGTTAAAAATGAAGATTCCAACAATGTTTGATTTGTTTGATAAGAGATTTAAAAGAATAACCAATAAACACAAATTAAGAGATGGTGATATTGGAATTGCTCCTGTTGGAGTAAATGATAATTTTTCAAAAGATACTGCTTTGATTTATTATAAAGACATATTCTTAGCACCAGGACTTCATGGAATAGAAAGAATTTCAGTAGATATTGTTGAACACTTTTTTGATATTAGAAACATTAGGATGAAATAATGCCACAAGTCGTAGCCTGGGTTGGCTCAACATTAGGTGCAATAGGAGCATCATTTGCCAAAACATTTTTGGTGGGTGCTGTACTGACACCTACTGCATTGATGATAACAGGTGCAATCGTTGTTGGTGGCTCAATAGCCATGATGATGGTGATGACACCAAAAATGCCTGATTTAAACGCCATGTTAAATCGGGGAACTAATATCAGAAGTCCTATTTCAAGCAGAAAGTTAATATATGGAAGGGCAAAAGTTGGTGGAACGTATGTCTTTATTTCTGAAG